TAAATTTAATATTTAAATAATTAATAAATTATTTAAATATTATAATTATTAAACGAATAAAATGTATAAAAATATTATAAAAAAAAATATTTAAGAAAATTATAAATATTTGATTTAAAATATTAATTTAAAAATTTTTAGTATAAAAATATCTAAAAAAATTAATATTATATTTAAAAAATTAATATTATAAAAATTTTTTTCTAAAATAGATTATATAATATGGCTGGTGCTCTTATGCAACTCGTCGCCTATGGCGCTCAAGACGTTTACCTCACTGCTGATCCCACAGTAACATTCTGGAAGGCTGTTTACCGCCGCCACACCAACTTTGCTATGGAATCAATGTCCCAAACCCTCAGTGGTACACCCAACTTTGGCAACAAAGTCGTCTGCCGCATTTCACGTAACGGTGATTTACTCCACCGCTGCTACGTTAAAGCCACCCTCCCTGCTCTTGGTAACACCACCGTTGCTGAAGACACATGGTGCAACCGTGTTGGTTTCCGTCTCCTTAAGAGCGTTGAATTAAGAGTCGGTGGTCAACAAATCGACAAACACTACTCATCATGGATGCATATCTGGACTGAACTTACCCACGGAACTGACATGAAAGCTCTCCTTGACAAACTTGTTGGTCCCAAAGGTGTTGATGGTGCTACATTCGACAGCGCTACATCAGGCACACCCCTCCTTGACCTCAACATCCCACTTCTCTTCTCATTCTGCCGCAACCCAGGTCTTGCTCTTCCTTTAATCGCCCTCCAAAACCACGAAATCGAACTCTGGATTGAATTCGAAACTGCCGCTAACTGCGCTAATGGCACTGGTACAGGCTCACTCTCAAGTGTTGAACTCTGGGCTGATTACATCTTCCTTGATACTGAAGAACGCAAGGAATTCGCCCAAAAGCCCCACGAATACCTCATCGAAGTTACCCAACAACAACAAGCCTCATGCACTGCTGGTACAAACAACAGCATCCGCCTTACATTCAACCACCCCACCAAATTCATCACATGGGCTATCCAAGAATCAACCGCCAACAATGCCGGTGATATCTTCACTAACTTCACCACCAACGCTGCCGCCGCCACAGCTGGTACCACATCATGCGTTTCACAAGCTAAACTCCGTCTTAACGGCCAAGACCGCTTCGCTACCCGTGATAACACATACTTCAACTACGTTCAACCCTACCAACACTTCGAAAACAAACCTGACCTCGGTATCAACGTTTACTCATTCGCTCTTAAACCAGCTGAACACCAACCATCAGGCTCATGCAACTTATCACGCATTGATAACGTCAACCTCGAAGTTACACCAGTCGCCGATGGTGCCTCAATTGATGTCTATGCCTTCTCATACAACGTTTTCCGCGTTGCCAGTGGTATGGGTGGGTTAGCGTACTCAAACTAAGGTGGGTAAAAATTGAATATTATTTAAAGAGAAATTTATATTATTATTTAATGAATAATAATATGAAAAGAATACATTTAGAAAATGGAACAACTCAAATTTCAATAGGGGAATGTAATTTAATTGTAAATTATCAACAATTAAATTTATTAGAAGAAAAAATATGGTATTATAGTAATAGAAAAAGTAAATATCCTTATTATAATGTAACTCATGGAACATTAGGAATTAAACAAAATATGATAAACTATTTATATGGAGATTTCTTTGATTTTAAATTTAATGATAATAATGAATTCAATTTATTACCAAATAATGTTATTAAAGAAGTTCAAAGACATTTTGCTGATAAATATATTAAACTAAATTATAAGATATTAGAATATATTCAAGGTCATAAATCAAAAGGTATAATATATAATCCTAGATGGTTAATTGAATATAATGATACTAAATATTATTTAATATATTGTGAAAGAAATGTACTAATTAAAATGAGTGAGACTGATTATAATATATTTTGTAAATTTAATTCAGAAAGTCCAGTTCAAAGAACATGGTTTTATGCAAATTCTAAAGGAGACCATATTTTATCAAGAATTAAAAATGTATCAACCAATTTAAGGTCTTTTATATTATCATTTTCCATAATTAAATTGCCTATAGAATATTCTACTTTTGCTGAAAATTTAAAAAACATATTTAAGCCCAGTTTATATACCAATGAATTAGTTGTAGCAGAAAATAATAATAATTCTAATAAATATCAAAATTTAATTACATTAATTGATAATACAATAAGTCTTAGTAAATATGAATATCAAAAGAAAAAATATGAATTTATTGAAAGTAATATTAAAAAAAATTATAAATTACTTAAGAAATATAAAGGACATACTCGTAATATTGGTTTTAAAGCAGGTGTTGAATTAAATAAAATATGGAAAATAAATGATGATGGGAAAATTGTATATTTAATGTATTGTGAACCAGATATTTTATGTATTCTAGATAAAAAAGCAATTTTAAATATTAAACTATTTAGAAAAAATAATTTAAATAATCAAAAAATCACATGGAATAAAACATCAAATGGATATATTATAGGTAATAATGATATATATATTCATCAAATAATTACGGGTTGCTATGGTAATGGCAAAGGAACAATGGATATTAGTGTAGATCATATTGATAGAGACCCTCTTAATAACTGTTATGATAACCTAAAGATAGCTACGCGTGAAGAACAAGAAGCTAATACAAAATCATCTGATGGTGAAAGAAGAGAACGTAAATATAACGCAAAACCACTCCCAGATGGAATAACAAATGATATGATTAAAAAATATGTTGTTTATTACAAAGAATGCTATAATAAAGAAAAACAATTATATCGTGAATTTTTTAAGATTGAAAAACATCCAAAATTAGAAAAACCATGGATTGGAAGTAAATCAAATAAAATATCAATAATTGATAAATTAACAGAAGCAAATAATCAAATTGATTTATTAAATGGGTAATGTGTTATCCAAATATTCTATAAAAATATATAATAAAACCTAGAGTTATTTAATGGAAATAATTATAATAGTATTTATTATATTGGTATTATTATCATTAATTTATTATATTTATGCACAGGAGCCAACTAATGATAATAATAAAATTAAAGAAGTTCAAGATTTATTAGAGAATGTTGAAATTAATAGAAGAATTGTTGTTTCATTAACAACATCTCCTGAAAGAATTAAATATATCGATGAAATATTAAAAAACATAGAAGAACAAACTGTTAAACCTGATGTTATTTATTTAAATATTCCATATTATTTTAAAAGAACTTGTGAAAAATATGATGAAACTAAATTAGAAGAAATAAAAAAGAATCATCCTCTTGTTATTATAAATAGATTAGAAGATGTTGGGCCAATTACTAAATTAATAGGTGGATTGGATAAAGAAATAAATCCTTCAACATTATTTATAATAATAGATGATGATGAAAAATATGAAAACGTATTAATAGAAAAATTAGTTAAACAATTTTTATTAAATCCAAAAGTTGCATTATGTAATGATGTAAATAAATATGCACCAGTTAAAAATGTAGATATACCAGGTGTATATGCTGGATTTATTTTTAGTAGAGATATGATAAAAGATAATATATATGATTTTATTAAATCAACTAATTTATATAAACATTGTTATAATTCAGATGATTTAATAATAGGATTATATTTTAAATCACAAGATATAAAAATACAACAACCTGTTATAATAACAGATAATAATGAATTAGAATATGGTAATAGTAATGATGCATTAAAGAAACAAGACCAAATGTATCATAATAATAGATATATTTTATGTAAAAAGTATGTTCATACTATGTTATAATTTCATTATATTGAAACTATATTAATAATAAAATATATTGAAACTATATTAATAATAAAATATATTGAAACTATATTAATAATAAAATATATTGAAACTATATTATTAATATAATTTATTAATTCATCTAGAGAATTAATAAAATATATTATAATTTAATATGTCAAATGAAACATCAGGTACTAATGGTAGAGGAGGTTTAGTTCAATTAGCAGCATATGGTGCTGAAGATTTAGTATTAACTGCAGACCCCGAATTATCTTTTTTTAAAAATAATTATAGGCATTATGTAAATTATGCAATTGAATCTATTAATTTATTATTTACTGATATTCCTGGTTTTGGAAAAACTAATTATGTTACTATTAGAAGAAATGGGGATCTTCTGTCCAGATTATATTTAGAATTAACTTTACCATCAGACCCTTCATTAGTAAGTAGTTATTGGACAAATAGAATTGGATTTAATATAATAAATAAAGTAGAATTATATATTGGTAAAAAATTAATTGATAGAATGTATGGAATTTGGATGCATATTTGGACTGAATTAACACATAATACTAGTATGAAAGATTTATTAAATAAGATGGTCGGTACAAAAGGTATTAATGGTAATAGTAATGGATTATCATGTTCTACATCACATAAATTAATTATACCATTATTATTTTCTTTTTGTAGAAATTCAGGTTTAGCTATTCCATTAAATGCTATTAGAAATAATCAAGATATAACATTAAAATTCTTTTTTGAAACAAAAGCTAAATGTATTCAAGTTGGAACTGCACCATCTGATGATATATCATTAGTATCAATTTGGGCTGATTATGTTTTTCTAGATACAGAAGAAAATAGATTATATGTCCAAAAACCATTAGAATATTTAATGGAAGTAAATCAACATTTACAAAGAAATTTAGTAACAGGTGGTAATAAATCAATAAGACTTCCATTTACTTTACCATGTAAAGAATTATTTTGGTGTGTATATAATTTAAATACAACAAATGATAAATTTACTAATTTTACAGATGATACTGGAACTAATAGTAATAGTAGTATGGTAAATGATATGCAACTAATATTTAATACTAAAAATGTATTTTCATCAAAAGCATTAGATAATAATTATTTTAATTATATTCAACCTTATAATTATCATAAAAACTGTCCAGATTTAGGTGTAAATTGTTATTCATTTGCGATTGAACCAGAAAATATAACTCCTTCAGGTATTATAAATTTTAAACATTTATCAACAGCAGTAATGAATATAACAACTAAATCAAATGGTTTTATTCATATATTTGCATTTTGTTATAATGTTTTACAAATACAAAACGGGGAAATAAAATTAGTATATCAATATTAATTTCTTTGAAATTAACTTTTATAAAAATAATATATAAAAAAAATCTAAATATTTATATATATGTTAGAATCAAAAACATTTAATTACCCTATTGTATTAACAGTGTTAGCAATACTCTTCTCTATGATAACTATGACCTCAACTGCTGTGACTGCATCATCAATAAATAAAGACGCTGAATATAAAAAGACACACGAATCAGAATATGCATTATCTACAACAACAGCCGTTATATGTGGGATAAGTTTAATGTTATTTAGTGCTATCCTTATTTGGTCTGTAATAAGTAGAAGAAATCTTAATATTGTATTAGGAGGTTTTGGTAAAAAATAAATTTACAGCTTTTGAATATCACATAACATATTTTTAATAATTAATTTAAACAATATTTATTAAAAATATTTATAATCTATACTAATGAGTGGCGCATTATTACAATTAGCAGCATTAAGCTCGCAAGATGTATATTTAACAGGAAATCCTGAAATAACTTTATTTAAAAAAAAATATATGAGATATACTAATTTTTCAGTAGAAACAGTTCAAGTAGCATTTGATGGTGGTTCAATTAATTTCAGTGATACAACAACTGCTACATTAGAAAAAACAGGTGATTTAATATCTAAAATTGTTTTAGTTATAAATCTCCAAGCATTAACTTCATCTAAAAAATGGGGGTATGTTGATAAAATAGGTCATGCAATAATTGATTATGTTAGAATTACAATTGGTCAAAGTGAAATAGACATTAGATATAATGATTGGATAGATATTTATCAAACAATTACAAGAGATAAAAGTCAAGAAAATAATTATAATATTATGATTGGAAATGTTTCTTCAATGAAATCATTTTCTTATTCTCATGATAGTTATAATTTATTTATTCCATTAGAATTTTGGACAGGTAAAATATCAAGCTCATCATTTCCAGTTTGTTCATTATTAAATCAAAATTTTCAGGTCTCAGTTAAATTCAGAGATGCAATTGATTGTATTAATTACTTTGGAACAACTGCACCTAGTAATAGTGAATTACCTGTTATTGCATCTGGATATTTATTAGTTGATTATATCTATTTAGAAACAACAGAAAGAAATTTATTTATTACAAATAATCATGAATATTTAATTGAAGTAGTTGATAGAATGACAGACACATTATCATCTGTTAATACTAAAATTAATTTAACATTTAATAAACCTACAAAATATATGATTTGGTATGCACAATTAAGTAAATATACTGAAAGAAGTAAATTTATGTCATGGGCAGCTGATGATAATTGGGAAGCATCAAGAAATGAATTTGCTAAATTAGTTTGGTTAATAACAAGAGATGGATTAGATGTAAGTGACCCTAATAATCCAATTATTAATTTTGGTTCTGGATATGTTAATATTGGAACTCAACCACCAATAGTTTCTGGTGGTAATACTTTATTACAATCATTAGCAGCTAAAGTTAGTGCTGTTATATTATTTGCAACAACTGATGGTAGTGGAGATGTTGTTGCTGATGCTACAACTGATAATGTAGCATTGATTACAAATACAATTACATTTGAAGATATGAGCACTACAATTGATACATTTAAAGCAGATGCATTATCAACTGCTACACAGGATGCTTTTATGGATATTCATACAAATAATATTATTGATATATTTAATTATGGTAATTTTATAAATAGAAGTGATAATCCTATTATTAGTTCTTCATTTCAATTAAATGGTAAAAATAGATTTCAAGAGCGCGATGGATTCTTCTATAATTATCTTCAATCATATTATTATTTTAAAAATAGTCCAAAAGATGGGGTAAATATTTATACATTTAGTCTTTATCCAGAAGAATTACAACCATCAGGTACAATTAATTTAGGAAATGTAAATTCAAAAGATTTATTAATATCATTAGGAAAATATAATAATACATATGATAATTATTTATCCTATTTTGGAACTGGAAATATTAGAATATTTGCATTAGGCTATAATAATCTAAAAATATTCAAAGGTATTGCTGGATTAGCATATTAATAAACAAGTTTATTATTTATTATGAGAAAAATTGATATTTATAATCCTTTATAAGTATCAAAATTATAAATCATGTTTGAAATCTCCAATCTATCTGAATTAATGATTGATTATGCTTCGCTAGAAAAAGCAATTAATACTACTATTAATGAAAAAATATATGTTCGTAAAGGATTAAAAAGTGATATATATAAAATACCTGAAGAAGCTATCTTTTATTCAATTAGTAATTTATTAAAAGATACTTCTTATAATTATATTTGTATTACATTAAATAATGTGATTGAATGGACTCCTGTAAAATTATTTCAGAGCCTTTATTTTTTAGTTCATCTACATGATAAATTTTGGGTTATTTATAAAGATGCTTATAAGTGTAATGTAGTATTAGAAATTACTATTATAGATTATCTTAAATATTTATATAATATAGGAGTAAATTCTGATTATTTAGACAGTTTATATTGGCCATCATTTAGTGATTTTAATATTGGACTAAATACAATTAAATCAAATAATTTAAATTATGCATTTATTAAAAGAGTTAATTATTCTAAAACACATAACTTATTTCATTATTTATATAAATATGATCATATTTATTTCATAACTGTATGCTATACAGATAATAAAATAAGTATTTATAAACCTATTGTATATAAATTAAATCAATTTATCTAATTGATTTGCACATTTAACTGTAAAATCAAATATTCTATTTAATCCAGCTCCAGTTATAAAATGACTATGAAATATAGTATCACCTGCACCAATAAACAAAGTTTTTTTATTATTAATATTAATAACATCTGATATTTTAATTTGATGTCTCATATAAACACCCCATACATCAAATTTAATTAAATAATTGTTATGATTTTGTATCATTGTATAAAGAAAGTTCCGATTAATATCATCTTTTATTCCACTAATTATAGTAATTGCATCATTATATTTATAATATTTATTTTTTGTTTTATTTAAAAACATTAAATCAGTTCCGTTATTTAAATCTATATCATATTTAGAATGATATGTTAATGTTGAATCATTAATATAAAATTCCATTGATGCAAAAAAATAATTTAATATATGATTTTTATCATTTTCAATTAATACTAAATTTTGTTCTTTTAAAATAGAAAGATCTCTAATTCCATTTAAATTTATATTTTTTAACCATGAATCATCTATATTACGAATAACATCATGTTTTAATCTACCACCAGTACAATCAAAAACAACATCAAATT